CTCCATCGAGAGGAATCAGCTTTTCACCGTCCCATTGGCAATAGCCAGAAAGTATTCCATCCTCATACTCATCATATGGATCATTACATCTTTCCATGATGGTTTCAATAGGCTTGCCTCTGGTTAGAATATCTCGTAGTGTCATAGTTCCATATCACCATCCATTCTTACAAAAGGACAATCGTCACGCCGTTTTGTTCTTCCCTCGCAATTTGAAATGATTTTATTGCTCTTTGGTAGTGCCCCACATCGAAATCCTACGATCTTACCACCAAAGTCATACCAATGTGAAGCAAAGCATCGAAAGCAATTCTCAGGCATAGATAATTCTTCTATTTTAATCCCCATAGATGTCATCACCGTACATTATTTTTCTTCCTATACACAAATTTATTATATAACCACACAACAAAACTGTTCCATCTCTTACGCATAGGTGATAACTCTGGAAATAAATCCATTGGAGTTGCAATTTTGTCTAACTTATCCCTAAAACTCATTATTAGCACCTCACATCCAATTCATTACATTTCCATAAATCTCATGCTTCATCTGTTCTTCTGCGTGCTTTGCTTTTTCTTTAGTCCAGTTATCCCCTTTGCGAATACGAGATTTAACAATAAGTTTTTTTAGACCCATGTCATTCATAGCGGTTTTAAATCTCTTTGCAAGTACCATTCCTGCCATTTGTTCTTTATTGACATTAGTATGATAACTTGTTTCTGGAACAGAGATATAAATTTCAAGATATTCTGGAGTTTCATTATGTTTTTCAATTTCTAGACCAAGACCAGCCCATGTAATCAGCATTACCTCACCAAGACTTACCATGCTCAGCACCTCCGTCCATCTTCGCTCCGCATTCAGGGCAGTAGTTATGCATGTCGTGTACAGTTTCACCGCACAAAGAGCAGGAATAATCAAGGCACAAAATTCCTTCATCCCAATATACGTCTTCCTCTTCCCATACCCCGTGCTGAATCTCCACCACATCGGCGGCTTGTTCCGTTCTGATTGCGGCTTTTACTTCTCGCACGATGGCATCAATTTGCAATACAATACGCCATTCGTCGGCGTAGGAATATTCTACCGACTTCACTTTTTCGAGATATTTCAAAGAATTAAGCAACGCCCCACGCTCGATATACTCTTTATTCATGGAATTCCTCCTGCCTCGTTTGTTCTTTGTGCCGCAAATGTATCATAATAATTTTGTTTTGTGAAGTGGCAAATTAAACAAATGTTGGATAAGATATTTATATATATTGCAACATTAAGTATTCTTTTTAATTAACAGCCCAACATTATTCCAAATATTGTAGTTTAAATCATAGTCGAACAACAATATTTTATCTTTCTCAGACAGACGATTCTTGTCAATTTTTAGACTGAAGTACCTCTTCTTCGGGTCAAGATCATATGCTACATCATCTCCCCATTCGTCATTGTATGCTATGTATTGATAACAACCATATTCTTCTGGAGTAATTCTTTTGCCAAGAGTAAGTAAATCTACTGGGTGCTTAATTCCCTTTGCTGCACCAATATTATTAGAACTTAAATCAAATACACTATCAAATACAGTTGCATCAGTTAACTGGAAAGTACATACTCCAAAAAGATTTAATTCTTTTCCAAGCTCTACAATTTTAGTTGCAGTCATCTTTACCTTAACCCAATCCTCTGCGCCCCATGCCTTTAATGTATCAACAGCAAAACATCCACAGTTATAAACTAGCTTAGCTCTTCTAATTTCAAGTTCGATTGCCTCGTCACTGTAGTCACTTGTAATATCGTTAAAATAGAAGCGACCATCCATTTGTTCTTCCATCCACTGGGCTACTTTAGAAACATCTTGATATTCCTTGGATGCTCTAATTCTATTAATAAAACTATCTTCTGATTCAATATAGTTACCATCTTCATCTTTTGTTCTATAGATAAATTCCTTTGTTTCATTGTCTCTATACAAGCCCATAGTAATTTCTTTTTCTGGCTTAATTAATTCAACTCCATGTAGCTCTTTAAATTCCTTACAGTTTAGGACAGTGGTAATCAAACAGTTTTTCATTGCTTGCTCCGTCATTTCATTACTAAGAAGCATGAATTTCTGCTTTTTTACTAAAGTAACATAAGCTATTAAATTAACAAGATTTCTTGATTTACCTTCGTTGGAAAGAAAACCCTGGAACAAAACATTTCCAGGCAGTAAACCTCTAAAATATTCATTGTATCCTTGCCAATGAGTTTGCACACCAAACTGAGGAGTGAGTAAATAAGAATCTATTGTCTTAGAAACTCCCTTGGTCAATACAACAGGCTCTTCAATAACATTAATCACAGTATTAATCTTGTCTGCCTTACTACGCATAATTCGATAAACATCATTTGCAGTTAAATATTGAAAGTTTTTGTGAGAGAGAATTTTTTCTGCAGGAAAGCCTTGTCTGTCATACTCTCTGATAAGAGAAAATTTCTTAACTGTGTTGTATACATTTTTGAAATCATCTGGATCTGAAATGTCCATCATACTTTGAATTGTTTTCCAGCCGCCATAAGTTTTGTATTGCTTTAGTCTCTCAGAGTTTTGGGTGGCAAAATTATTTACCTTATTTGATGAGATGTCTTGGCTAAAAGTAAGATAATATTCTTCAAATAAGTCATAAAAGAACCTTGTAGCAGCATCAGATAAATCATATTTAGACCTAGTTGATTCTCCGTAACTTAAATATAAATCTGGCTGCTTATACATACTTCCACAAAACAAAAGTTCAGCTTGTACATTAGTTTTATCAAATTTAATTACATTCTCTTCGCTTGACAATTATCTCACCTCTTAAAATTCATCTAGGAGGTCAGATATATCATCAAGACCTTCTGCTTTTGCTGGTGTATTATTAATGTTGTTATAATCAATTTTAATGTTTTCTTTCGCTTTTGCCTGTCTTTCTGCTTCTTCTGCATCACGTTTGGCTTTTGCCTTCAAATAATCTGGGATATGTTGAACAACTATGGATAAATCATAATTAGATCTTTCTATATCCGTTTTTGGCCCCTTTTTATTTTGCTTGTTTTTTCTATTAATAGAATCTAGATTCTTTTGTGACCATCTCCACGCATCTAACAATATGTTTACAGGAATAGGCTTGCATTTCTTTTTGTTGTATATTCCATGTTCTAATTCAGCAACAATATTCCAAAATCTATTTGGAAGAGCTGTAACATCATAATGCGTTAAAATCCATTCATTTAAATCATCTTTTGCAAATTGGTACAATGACTTTTGCTTTCCTTCATTAATATGGTCTTCAATATTATCTAGGGCTATTTGCCAAGAGAGAGAGCTGCTTGTTTTATTTGCAGCCCTCTCCTTAGCTAATGCCACGAAACAGTCTTTGTGGTAATATTTGTTTTTGTATAGTACTGCGCTGCCTATATCATTTTTGTCAATGATAATAATATCTTTACACTTTTCGCATTTCCGTTTAATTGTTTGTGGCATTTATGTCACCGCCTTACTCAGTTACGATAGAAAGAATTTGCTTTAGGACAGATGGGTCTGTGAGCTTAGTGTAATTTGTAGGAAGCCCATTTTCCTTTAGCTTGGCTTGAGCAGACTTTTTACCATCAGCATCTAAAGCATTAATTGCCTTTTTAATCTCTGCCTTTAAAGAATCACATTCTGCAATTTCGTTTTCAATATCAGCAACATCAGGATCTGTTTGCATCAGCTTCTCTCTGTTTTCCTGATAATATTCTTCACGCTCTTGCTGTTCCTGCTTTAGCTTCTTTTCAATATATTCATCTGTTGCATCATGAGACTTAATAGACTTCTTGATTGCATCAGTTACAGTCTTAACATAATTCTTTGCTGAAACTTCAACTTTCTCTTCAATGTCAGCAAATCTTCCACCAGCATCTACGTATCCATTTCCACGGAATACCATGTATCTCTCTGCATTCTGGACAAAACCATCGTCAATGCTCTTTTCGATAACGCCCATCATACAAATATCACACTTGTTTGCAAAGATACCATCGTAGTCGGAGCTTAGGTTAGAGGTCAGCATCTGGTATTCGTCACCGTTCTTTTCCTTAATGTCACGAATCTTGGTATGACCAATAAAAATTAGGCAATAACCACTATCACCAAGTCTAGTAATTAAAGAATTAATTAGCTCCTCTACCTTACGTCTACCAGCACCGTATCCACCGAAACATGCATTAAACTCATGCTTTTCACCAGTCTTACGGAAATCTAGTCTGACAACTTCCCTTTGAGCCATAGACACCAGCTCGTCTACTGTATCAAAACCCAACAGTGAAAAATTGTTGTCTGCCTTGTTTTCGATTAGCTCATCGGCAACTTCCGTGATATCACTCCATTCAGGGCAATCTACATACATTAGCCCATCTAGTGCAGAATAACCTCTTTCGTTGCCACAGCTTATTAATAATCCACGGCTCATATCTCCATATAGTTCTTTGATTAGATTTGCAAATAGTGTGGTCTTGCCCCACTTCTTTGGCGCTCTCCAATAATGTCTATAATGTGCTATATCAACAGACACTTCATTTGTCTTCCATAGTGCCATTTACATCATTTCCTTTCTATTAATAATTTTGTATTGTGTGGAGTAAGTATTAACCTACCCCACACAAACTTTTATCATTACCATGGAGTTTCATCATCGTTGTTGCTGTCTCCAAAATCTCCATCGCCCCAGTCAGCATCACTTGAAGTATCGTCATTTACAACAAACTTTTGTTCTGCTTCCTTTGCGTTCTTGATAGCACGAATGGCTGCGGCAATCTTGTCCTCACTATATGTTTCCTTATCAATAGTGTCAGGAACTGCCTTATAAACAACATATTCTCGCTTGGTAGGAGAATTCAGTCGTTCCATAGGAGAAGCTTCCCCCCATCCATCATCATCGGTTTCAACAGCACTAATATCATTAATAACTTCAATGCGTCCATAGGTCTTAATTGCATATGCAGGCTTCATTGCCTTGCGCAGATTGCCAGCAAGCTTTGCGTGTGCCTTATCAACAATAAAAGATGTAGGCTCAATAGTTGCATAACCAATATTGTAGCCGCTTAGAATGAAACGCTCAGTTGGCTTGTCGTTCTCATCCATTTCCTTTTCAATAGAGCTAAATACAATCGTATTCTCAAACTCTGCCATCTCTGCAAAGTCATCAGCATCAAAATTAATATCATCCTTTGTAAAAGAAATCTGAGTAGGAACAAGGTCTACACTTCTGCGAACTTCACCATTCTTGTTTGTATAGCTAGAGAACTCCATATTTCCCTTAACAAACAGGCTGGTTCCATCCTTAAGATTATCGTGCAGATACTCAACGGCATCGTACTCGGTAAACATTTCATTTACATTCTTGCCATCATCGCCCTTTGATGTGCTAATATTCACACCAATCAGTCTAAATCCGTCGCCTGGACTCTTCTTTCTATCCTTCCAAGCAACCTTCTTAGTAGTTCCCTTTTCGCCCTTCTTCTCTGCGGCCTTGTAATAAAAAACTTCGCTTCTTGGGAAACCTCTGAGCTTCATATAAACAGTCTTGTTGCTATTAATATTTAAACCAATATCAATAGAATTCCAATTACCACCAGACTTAGTAGTCCCGCTCTGGTATGCCTTTTCTCTCTTCATTCCAGTAACTACACCACGAATTTGGAAAGTTGCTGAAGTTTGCTCAAGTGTATGCACTCTTTCTTTATCCATAATAAATAATCTCCTTTTAACCATAAATATAAATTTTTATAATTTCTACAGTAATTTTGTACTGTAATTAATAAATAAAATATCTGCTGTCTAATGTAGTATCCATATACTTATATATATCGTCACGTTCTGTTCCTAAATTAATTGCCTTATTTTCTCCACAACACGGGCAATAATTATGTACATACAGATCCGATTCTTGATATTTACGTTCCACGCTGTATACTTTTCCACAATTGCAACATTGTAAATAGGTTTTGCCTTCCACTTCTCTCACTCATCGTGCCTCTCCTTTCTCTTAAAATCAAACGCAATAATTTTGTACTATTCTTTATTACATCTGAATTTTACCACATTTTTAGCATTTTGTCAAGAGGTAAATAGAAGGCATTTTAAATTTTCTAAACAATATTTATGGTTACACTAATCATATTCCCAAGAATTTTCAAACAATTTTCATTACACAAGATGTCTTCAATTTCATTATAATATAAATAAATATAATTGCGATTAACCATAAACCCTATTTTCTCTTCATCTAGCACTGATTGAAAAATACACTTTGCCTTTTGTTTTCCATAAATTGTATGCTCAATGTGAACCATTACATGTTTGCCATCAAACTGTTTTAAGTTATAATTTATATTGTCATACAATTGTGACACCCCCTATATTGCTTGTCCATATGTATATTATACACCGAACACCAGTTCGATTCAACCATCAAATTATACCATTTTTGTTTGGCCTTTCTAAAACAAAGTACAATTTCCTTTATTGTGAAAATCCATTAAATTTTAAACATTTAATCAATTTGAACAATAATTTTGTATTGTATTTATCTTACTATATTATTTTGAGTTTGTCAATATACTTTTAAACAAAAAAAAGAGGGGCAGACCGAAGCCCACCCCCTCTATTCTACATCTTTAAATTTATCGTGAATAACGTCTACATAATGGTTTTGTTTATATCCATATTGAAGTGCAAGTTGTTTTCCCTCATCTGTATAGAGAAACTCTCTCATGCTGCAATCATTTTTAAGCATACCCTCTTTAATTTTATGCAAAAGTCCAGAAGCTTGAATGTTTTTCATTGTAAGCATAGGCATATCAACTTGTTTTCTATAGTTTTGAAAACGGCGATACACCCATCTGAATTTTACATCATTTGATGTGCCAGCAAATGCATTAAATCTTTCCTTGTAAAGAGTGTCGTAACCATTTAGCTTGTCAACTCTAATTGTATTTCCATAACACAAATATTCTGTTTCAGAAAATGCCTTATCCAAATATTCAGAAAGCTTTTCGCTTATTGGAATTATCCTTCCGTCAGGAAAAATCAAGCTGCGTTTGTCTTCACTAAACATACTTCTGTTTAATGAAACTAAATCAGACATACTTTTGCCACTAATTCCATTCCATAAAGCTTCAATGATTGCCTTGTCTGTAAAATTAAACAATTCATTCTCTATATCATCTAGCTCTTCTCTAGTGATATAAAGCTGATTTTGAATTTCTGGATCTATACACTCTTTAATTGCATCTTTGTTTATTTCATTGTATACATTTTCATTGTCAATTTGTTTGTGATATATTCTAAACGCAGTATAGTGTTTTAGGTATACATTGTAGTTTTCTAGAACACTTTTTGACTTTGCCCCAAATTTTCTATACATATCTAAAATTTCTTCTTTAGTAAACTCACTGCAATCCCTATCATATTTTCTTTCAAAGTCAGATGTTTTATTAAATATGGCAGATAGAGATGTTGCCGCAACAATTCTGCTTCTCATATAGTCTTTTATGAATTCAGCTTTCGCCTCCTCATTATAATACATAATACCACTCCTTGTGGGAATTTTTTTGAACTTTCTGTTTGCTTTTTGATTTTACAATACAATATTATTTTTGTCAATAAAAATAATTTAAATCACACTATCCATGAATTGAACCTTGCTCTTTTGCCTTTCTTCATCTACTGAGATATATCTTTTAGTAGTAGAAATGTCTGCATGCCCAAGATGACTTCCAACAAGATAAATGTCTCCTGTTTTATTATAAAGTAAATTGGCACTTGTTCGTCTAAGAGTGTGGGCACTCACATGTTTATTAGTTGCTCCATTAGCATATTTTGTTAACAATTCTCTTATTGAATTGTTTGAAATCCTTTGCTTCTTTTGGCTTATAAACAGTGCATTTGTATCAAGTTGTCCATAATACTTTTTTCTATCGTTCAAGTATACTTTAAACTGTTCTCTTAAGTTGTCGCCAAATTCAATAACTCTATATCTGTCTCCTTTCTCAATCACTTGTAATGTATTATGTTCTAAATCAATATCCTCTATGTTAAGTTGAGATATTGCACTAACACGAAGCCCTGTTGTCACACCAAGGCTGAAAATTAACCTATCTCTATTTACATTTTTGTGATATGGACTTTTACTAATATTTGTTGTCATATGCTTTATTTCTTTTGTTGTTAACGCAGGCTTCTTTTTTTCATCTTTTATTTTTGGCCTTTCCGTTTTAGCAACAATATTTTCTTTTGTCAAACCAGCCAAATAAAGAAACTTATAAAACGCATTAAGACTTGACCACCTTGCGGCTAGAGCACTATCGGATGTTCTTTTAATATCACCAGTCTTTGTTTTATAAGTTTTAATAGATGTCATATATTTGTTAATATCAATGATAGATATATTGTTATAAAAATCGTTAGACGGATTGTTGTTAGTCACAAAGTTCATAAAATCAACAATGTGATCTATATAATTCTCGCAGGTTAAATATGATTTGTTACTTAATGAATAATAAAAATCACTAAAAACAGAAGGTAATTTAGAAAGTTTAATTTTCATTTTCTCTTCTGCCTTTAATTCTTTTTCAAGGCGACCATTAATCATTAAACTCCCTCACTTTCTCATAAACATTAAATCCGTGAAATACTTTAGTAGGCTTCTTTAGCTTTTTATCTCTCCACCAGAAAAAGTAAAGCGTTGCGAATGCCCAGATAACGATAAAGCCATTGAAAATAAGACTAAATAGCATTGTTGCGATGTAAATTGCCCACCCAAAGACAACACCCTTAACTTCCGAATCTTTATAATATTCTGATTTCGGTTCGGGTGTTGGGTCTGTATTCGCTGGCTCAACAATGCTTTCGATAATATCATCGGGAGGCGAGTTGGTTTTATAGTAATAAATATCTCCATTTTTATACCATTTGGCATATACCCAACAGAGTTTGCCGTTATGATTAGTGTAAGCTTGAACTAACTGAACCATCTGTGGAATACCATAACAATTCCACGAATCATAATATCCTAAATCAACAGAATCCTTAATTTTTACAACAGCGTTTAACAGATAAGTATTGCCTTGAAAAGTAAATGTATCATAGTAAGTGCATTTTGGACTATAAGAAAGACAACGCAAAACAAACAGCTCCTTTCTTATGCGGTTGCATTATTCAAATAGCCAATTGCGCTTTCGATGCAACTCATTAGCTCTTCATTGTTGTCTACATTTTCCTTTGCTTCATCTACACTATCCATTGCATTCTCTAAATTAACACACGCCTCTTCTGCTTTTTCATATCTATAACCACATTGAAGATTTTCAGGCATATTTTCCATATAATTCTCTTCATCGCTATAAATAGATTCGATTCTATCATATGCGTTATCTAATGCACTCATAATATCATTAGAGTTTTGATCAGATTTCATTTGGATAGAACACAACAGTTTAATAATATCATGCAGGCTTTTCCTACGTGCTTTATTCATGATGATACTCCTTACTTAATTACTTTCATTACTCCATTAAAAGTTACAGAAATTCTAATATTACCATCTGTTAAAGGGTAAATCTCAAAATTATCTGCGTGTTCAATGGCAGCAATAAAATCTTGAACATTGTTAACAACAACATCATCTGTCTCAACAGTAAGCGCTGCACTGCCAGTATTCAAAGTGTTCATCTCAACTTCAAATTTTGCGTCAGGACTATACTTACAAATGATACTTTCAAGAATGTTGTGAGCGTTTTCAACTTGTTTCATTCGCTTACTGTCAACAATAAACATATGAGGTTTCTCTTGCCAATCCTTTAGCTGTTTCATAAAAACATCAAAATTCATACTACTACCTCCATTTTTTAAAATTATATCACAATAATTTCGTATTGTCAAGAGGCAAGTGTAGAAGCTCTCTTCTCAAATGCCATCTTATAAGGGATAAACGCCTCTGCTTCATTATATCCCATTTCCTTTAACACCTCCATTCTTTCTGCCTCAGAGAGAACACGAGTAATTCGCATCTGGTCTGCAATAACCCAAATGCGACCAACTCCTGCCTCTTTAAAGAAATAAAACCCGTTAAGTGGAAGATGTTCCTTCATACACTTACCAGGCATATTTTTAACTGTTTCAGTATAATCATTTGATGCAATATACTCTACCTCTGCAAAAACTCTTTTCCAGTTCTTGCGACGCTGGCTCTTATAAGTTCCGTTTGCAGACATAAGCCAAGGTGCGCTAGGAATCTGACCAATGTGATACCCAGGTCTTACACTAAAGCCCTTGGTAGGAAAGATACCTGCCTTAATCCATTCATTCACGGGCATGATTGTATTCTTGTCAATAAAAAGTGCATACAAATTGCCTTGCTCGTCCATTTCAAAAAGCTTCCACCCGATTTTTGTTTTCATATTTACACTCTCCTTGTTGAATTATTTTATTTAACGAGTTGATTAAGCAATAAATTGCATCATTAATATCTGCATATTTCCATGATAAATATTCATTTGTCACAGGATGTCTACCTGCATGCTTACATCTTCCAGCACATGCTTTTGTAATATCCTCTCTTCTAATTCCATATGTGTTTTCCGCATCTTTTGCGCCCCAAAAGATTTCGTTTAACTCTAAAGAATATACTGGTCTTGCTCTACCATTTTTTGACCCAGTTCTTCCAATACTCATTTTGTTTCGTACATCTTCTGGAACACGCATTCCTTTATGTTTATTACTAATTTTTTTCTTTGTTTCTTCAGAATGTTTTTTGCCATACAAAGGATGATTTGTACCAGAACAATCGTAATGATTGTCTCTCATCTTTTGTCTTGCGGCTTCAGACATAATAACACCACTAGTTGTTTCGCCGCCACTTGTTAAATTATATCCATATTTAGGGTTGTTTGACTTATAGTGTTTAATCAAACATCTTTCTACTCTACATGCGTACTCAAAGGTCTCGTCTTTTAAAACTATATCGTGTTTAAAATTTTCCCAACCATACTTTTTAATTGCAGTATAAAAGTAAGAATTATGCTTATATCCTTCACCATTTTGCCATCTTCGTTCTGGTATGGTTTGACTAGTAATACCAACGTATTTTTTATTATTTATTAAATTTGTATGCACATATATACAATATTTTTTATCAACACTTTCCATAACAATCAACTCTTCTGCTGTAATTTTGTATTGTATGTTTTTGCATTGATATTATATCATATCATGTTATATATGTCAAGTATTAATTTTCCATTATTCAAACTCCTTCCAAATTCTCTGGTTGTCATTCAGAGAATATTCTGTTACTTCTACAATATGTTTACAATTAAGGTGTCTAGGCAAATCAAAGCAATATCCATCATCTGCATATTGACATCTTGTATCAGACCAAACACCACATTTTTTTATTTTGATTGCTTTATATCCATTAGGGATGTAACCAACATACAGATAGTACAATTCATCCTCTTCGCAATAGTATCTTTCCATGCTATGATTTGCATAGTAAAACTGCCTCTTGTCTTGTTCCCAGTACATTATTTTCAGTTCATAAAAAGTATCATTAAACCATCTACACACAAGCATAGGGCAATCAATCTCAGGCCAAGTGTTCGGATCGTCTTTTCTGTATAAATGCCAATGTTCTTGCTGTTCCATTCTTAAATCTTCTAGAAAATCATTATCGTTCAAATCCATCAAACAGCCACTTGCACCACAATTAGGACAATATTCTTTATTCTCTTCTTTATCATAAAGAATTTCACTTTCATAAAATTCTTTCATACAGTTATTGCAAATAATTTTACTTTCAAGAATATTCATAATTATCTCCTTAAAATCACTCTTTTATGTGGTCAATCGTTTCTTCGCCAAGTCTAACATATACTCTATATTTGGAGAACAATTTGCAAGATTTTCGGTATCTTCCTCAAAATAATATGTTTCATCATCAGAACTAATTTTATTTAGAACATCGGTCAATTCTTCTGCTGTTTCTTTTGAAGTGACATATCCACCCACTTCATCAAATGCTCCTTTTACACAGATTAAGTAATTCATACCATCACCTCTTAAAATCGTCATTTTAGTTGCTATCCCAACTAATTATTGCTCTATATTCTGGCGGATGACTATATTCTGGCTCTCGCCAACCGCCAGAAGATGTATAAACATCTTCTCGAATAATGCGATAGCCAAGATTTCGCCACTCTCTGCGTTTAACTTTCAATTCTTCTTCTGTAAGTTCTATACCCCAATACACTTGACATTCTGTTTTGCCATTTAGTACAGCATAAAGAATTTCACGCAAATTCCAATTATCATGTTCCTGTGTAAGTTTTAAGGCATTATTTGCACTAATCATATATAATTCCCTCTTATCATTCTATTTTGCCTAAACCTTCATGCTTTTTATAGTAATTTAACGCAGTTAATATTGTTTGCTTTGTTTCTTCCGACCAACAGCGTATATTAAATTGCTTCATTACTTCATCTTTGTCTACAACCTTTTCGTCCATGTGCTGAATCGCACTCTCGAAAAGCATGATAAACTCATTGGCTCTTTGAATTTTTGGAAGAAATTCCTTGTTGTATTCTTTTATTGTCATATAATTAGTTATCCTTTTAACTTCAAATCTTTAACTGGCACACTCCACTCTTCACCATTACGAGTTAGCAATTTTGCATTTCCATTTTTATAGAATTCTCCAGTAAATAAGCCATCTTTCTTTTTATCTTCATAATTGTTGATGTGCCATTCATACCGTTTTCCTGGCATCAGCTCCGTCTTCATTATTTAGCTCCTTTCCGTAACGCCAAACAACTCCGCAATACATAGTTCCATTCTTGACCGAATCTCTGATCTTCTTTTTAATCTTAGGAATTGCAGCCTTATTCCCTTTTGCAATTACACTTGCCGCTTTATGAAGCCCAATATACTTTTTGTCACCACACCAAAAGTATTCTCTATTGTCTACCTTCTTTAGCTGCTTCAAATCAGATACACAATCTTGAGGCACTTTGTTCCCCTTGCTGCCATTACAAATTGTACACATGGTCTGCATATTTTCAATTGCATCCTTCCCTCCCTTGCTCTTAGGGAGAATATGATCTTTGGTCATCAAAACATCATCATCGGAGTAAAGGTTAAAATGCGCTCGATTGGGATTTGCAACTTCATCACACTCAAGAGCATAGTAAGCACCTACTCTGCCGCAGCAAACACATTTATATCCCTTTTCAATAAATGTCTTGTATCGCAGACTACGTTTATAAACATCGTATCCATCAATGACTGTACCAAAACCATCAGCTTTCTTTTCAAGCCTATTACAACTAGAATTAATTACAGCTTCCTTTACAATTGCTTCAACCTCTTCAATTGTAAAAGTTTTAATTCTTTTCAACTGTCTTTGCATTACTTAGCTTCCTTTCTAGAAAATGTCTTTTGACTATCAAAGAACATAACTATAATCCCTTGATTAATTGCATACATTTTTTTGTTAAATTTCTTTTCATCAAATTCACGAAAATCAACGCCACACCAACCTGCAATTACATCAGTGTGAACAACTTTGTAGCAGCATTTTTTAAGCTCTTCCACGAAGTCTTTACGGCTAAACTTTTCACCATTGACAAAATAGTCATACTTTTTGCGCATTAAATTACCCCCTTTTAATTAAACCATTTAATTACGGCATCTCCATTGTAGCCCTTCTCCCAGACATACCATGCATAAGCTACGGCAGAGCCACCACCAGCTTTCATCTTTTCAAACTCACCATTTTTAGCACACAGCAGTCTACCGCTAGCAACATATACAGTCTTAGGAGGATACTTATCAAAAAGGCTTCGTCTTCCCTTGCCCTCAAGGAACTGCAGCTTCAAAAACATAGCTACCTTGTGACCATCAGGAATAATATCCATTGCCTTTTCAACAAAGTCCTGGGCAAACTTATACGGAGGATTTGTGATAATATCTCCATCGAAAGTCCCGTTAAACTCCAGGAAATTAATAATTTCAGTATCGCCAGTTCTATCAATCAAATCACTACACTTGACGTTATGCCCTGCTTTCTTAAATACCTGTGCAAGATGCCCCTCACCAGATGCACACTCCCAAATGTTATCAGAAAAGTCTTCAAGCTGAAGAAGCAGCTCTGCAGCTTTAGGGTCAGTTGCATAATAATCATTAATTTCTCTTTCCTCTGCAGTATGATTACTTGCTCCAAGAGTCTTGTAAATAGAGTTCTGATTTCCAGTCCAGTCCTTGTTAGCCATTTTATTACGTCCTTTCTAAAATGTAAATAATTTTGTATTGTATTAAATATCTTCCTCGGTGAGAATAACTACCTCTCCGTCTTCAAACTCTTTACCACAACAATCGCAAAAACGGCCATGTGGGTCATCGAAGTCTTCCGTTGCGTCAAACCAACTCCAATAATCAAAATATGCTTCCGTAAACTTTTCATAGTTGCTTCCACATTTTTGACATAGTATCATTAATTCACCTCCTCGACTTCACAAAATTGTCCTACATCGTTATACGCAGCGGCTCTAAAGACTTTCTTATTGCCTGTCTTGGAGTCTTTGGCAATAAAATATTCTTTGCCTTGAACTTCCTTTACATAATCAACAAATGTCATTACACTTCCGTTTTCCAGCTGAAAGATATTGTTGGATTTATGCTTACACTTCATGTTACACCTCACTCCTTAATAATTTTGTACTGTGTTAATGACTATAAACTGCAGTTATTCTCCCATAATTTCCTTTAAAGCACCAACCGCATTGAGCGCAAGTAACTCCTGTACTCTTCCCTTTTTTGTTTACAGCAGGACAGTGACGCATTTTTGATACGACAGGATCAGTTCCGTCATCATATACAAACTTATTTAAGTTCTTGAAATCATATCCTTTATCATTTCCATGCCACACAGAAATGTTGACCACAAAGTTCTTAGGGAACTTCTTGTGTTCCTTTAAGTATTGAGCAATCAAATCAAATCTCTTCGTATAACAATAAAACTTCATATGTGGCATCTCAACTGCAAGCCTAACCATATGAAGTAGGTAATTATAATTTTCAATTTCTCCTGAAGAATGCCAACGCAGCACTTCTGCCTTGTTTTTAAGCAATCCATTCTTCAACTGCTCAAACATGTTCTCAATGTTATTCCTCGCAATTAGAGTGTTTCTACTCAGAGCAGGGATAACGGTGTTGTGATGGTATTTTGCGTCCCTGATGGCATAGCATTTGTTAGCACATCCTTCGCAGCATCCACCACATGTACCATTAATATTTGTCAAAAGTCCCTTTGTAGAGTTAGACAACGGCTTGTCTCCTGGAAGTGTGTTAAAACACCAAATTCCCTTTCCAACCTTGTGATTCCCATTTACAAGGCTAATTGTCATTTCTCTGTGGTAAGTCATTGGATATAAAATGTTTTCCATATAACTACCTCCTTCAATTTATTCAACTCTCTTAGAAGTAAACTGCTCAGAATAGAAAGTTCCATCGTCATCAAAAATTCTATTCCATTCAGTTTTGACAATAATGAATGAACTTTTCTTATAGCCTTTTTCCTTTTCTACGCCGAAAGCATCATTCATTCTTTGAACAGCGGCCTCATATGTGTCGAACTTGTCTGCTAAACCACCAGAATTTGTTTTGTACTTAACTTCGTAATAAAACCCTGAATATTGTTTCATGTTATTTATCCCTTCTGCCTTCGTAACCTCCGTGGCGGGTTTCAAAATTATCCGCAGTAGTCGTGACTAATTACACCACAATTATTGACTTCTCTACCACAATGCGGACAAATACCAATTCTGCCAATTGGAATGATTACATTATTATTTACTGCATTTCTCGGATAAAAGAATCTACAACTACTAAAATGAATATAATCTTTGTAGTGATTTCCACTGCTAACAGTATTACCGCCTACCTCACGAGAAACCCATTTGTTTTCGTCAAGTGCCAACAGAGGGGTAAATTCCTTCTGAACAATCCCTCTAAAGAACTTATAAAGATCCGTGCAACCATCATTACCCTGCGGATAAATACGCCCCTGAACAAAGCACTTTTCTTTATAATGGAACATATTTCTATACAGCTTTCCAGTCTCATGAATATCTCCATCAAGACTATCAAGCACATAAGTAACAATAGAGCTTTCGTCCAACATATAAGACATAGTTCCATTACAGTATCCACCGCCAAAGCTATTTGCCATATGCCGTCTATTTTGCTTATCAATAGTATGACAGCTTGCCCAGCTCTTGCCGAAACTCATGGTGAGATAGTCAAGAGGATTAAGGCTAATAATAAAATACAGCTCTCGCTTATTGCCAGAAACCATGTCGGCATACTTTGCAAATTCCTTGTTATATTTCTTCCACTTGTCCACGCCATAATGAGTACAAACCTTATTAAATGCACGACTAGTCTTCATACCAGAAACAAAATGAAGCTTCTTATCATTGCTTTCCGTCATATCTTTCAGCAGAGTAGGAGAGCATGTGTTTTGGAACTTTCGCATAACGTTTTGAAAATCAGTGAGATTTTCTACAGATTCTACAGTTGCAAACGTTCCCATAGAAAACGATTTCATTTTTTCGGTCTGCAAAATATTTTCTGCCTTTGCTGCATCCTTCAGGTTAACCTTTTTATGACCAGTTTGAAAATAATCATTAAAAGTCTTGCCATCTTTGTCGTGATAGCTGAGAATACAATCATGAACGGCAGTATCGTTTGCAAACTTACTAACAAAAGAATACACTTCGGAACCTACATTCTCTCTTTCAAACTGCTCTTTAGTAACAATCCTCATATCTCCCTTGTAGTTAGGAGAAGTTGCAATCAGATTAATCAGAGGAGACTTGTTTTTAAAATACTCATCAAGCACAGCACAAACTCCATGCTCAGAATTTCTATGACCATATTTACGAAGAAGAGTCATCATATCATTAACAAGCTTGTCTGTATCACAAAAGTGTCCCCACTTGCTTTTAATGTAAGCTTTACTCAACATAACAAAAACTCCTTTTAAATAAACAGTTCTTTAATTTTTTCTGTATAAGAAGAAAGTCTTGCTTCAGAAATGTTATGAATATTTCTATCCGTATAACGACTGCGGTTTTTGAAGAACAGCTTGTCATATTTTTCTGAATAACACACCTCATTTCCATTAGGTGTCAGCAAAAATTCACACACAATTCCTTTTTGACTTACAACCGCCTTAAGTGTTGTCATTTTAGGATGGTGGTATACAATCGCATCTCCAAGACTATAATCATGCACCCACTTCTTTTCAATGAGTGCATCAACCGTAATGAGCGTACTAAATGCATGAGGATATCTAGTAAAGAAATCATCAATCTCACGCTTGGATGCATTTTTACACATCAAAAACGTACAATAATCTGCAACAACACTTTCATCGTTAATATTTCCGTGATATCCACAATTAAGCTGAACAGAATATTTGTATGTGCTAATATATCTAGAAGGATTATTAGGATCTTGCTTGTATGTTCTTTTAAGCTCTTTCTTTCTCCAATCTTCTGACAAGTGGGCGCAAGTCAAACAATTCTTTTGTGCAGCTTTCTCTTTCCAATGCGCTTCAAGTGCCTGCGGAGTATTTTTTACCATCTCTCCACAAGAAGCACAAATGACATAATTTTTTCTAGTGTCACGCACAATATCAGCAATGCACGATTCGGAAATCTGACGACCATTTTTGTCTTTAAAACCATCTTTTGTATATTCCAAGTCAGCATATACAAGTCGTTCACCATTGTATTTCCACATCAAAGCTTTCATAATTTACCTCCTATTCTGCCCGTCTAGCCGCTAGCACAGCTTTAATAATTTTGTATTGTTTAACCTATGTTTACAACATAGCCACGAGATGTAATTTCCTTAATAAGAATATCGTCATCAAATTCATCCAGCCCCATTACACGGCTACCATACTTGATGTCAACTTCATTATTTTTGACAACAATCTCTCCAAAATCATCAGAGTCTTCTCCTTCAAAATCCACCGTTCCGTTTAGCACATATCCGTTAGGTGCAAAGAAGTTTTTAATCAAATACTCAAGCCACTCAACATAATTATAAAACTTCTCTCCACCATCCCAAACAAGCTGATTGTTGTCATCAATCACCCACTGGCACCAAAGTCCAGGATGCACAGCATCTTTGAATCCATTATAATCAATAATAGATGTGTCGTTATCTTGCCCATAATTCTTAGATACGGGCGCAAAGTATTCTCCCTTGTTGCCAAGCTCTCCAAAGAAGCACAGCTCTCTCCAGTTCGGATACAGCTCTTTAATTTTGTCATTATCTCTCGGCATGCGTCTTGTCGCAGAAAATCTGTTGATGTATTCTTTCAGCTGAGGAGAAACTTCCTTATTAAATTCAAAAGCTCCAGTAAAATCAGTTGTATATCCCATTTTTAATCTCCTTTCTTTTTACCAACTACTTACATAATAAATCATCTGAGTTTCAAAGTCCGTGGTCTCAAGAACCTTAGTGACAATACTAATGGTATTCTTGAGATCCTGAATATAATACTCGTCATACTCTGTACATCCAAAGAAAAAGCCACTAGTTGTAGGAAGAAGATCTTGCGCAACAGAGCAGTTTTTGATTATCTTTCCATCAACATATTCATTGTTTTTAGTTCCATCTTTGTTGATGGTATATCCATTGAATACTTTGCCATCAACAAGTTTACTATTTTCAAGTACGGTCTTACATACTTCCAGAAGCTCCTCAAGAATTTCCTGAGTTACTTCATGATGATAATCACAATCGTCAATTCCATCCTGAACGTGCTCTACAAACCACGCATGAATCTGATTTGCCTTGCGCCAATAACCAACCTCTTCATGAATTCTATCCCAACCGTATTTCTTCTCTACATCCCAGTCAGAATAATAAGTCTTATAAAACTGTCTAAAATACTCAATCGTTTCCTTGTCGGGAAGGTCTGCTTCGTCAAAACCACACCATTGCTTTAGAGTACAGTCTGCATGTTCGCCACCTGCTTTCTTTTCTTTTTCCAAACTAAAATAATCCTCAATTCCACTAATCTGATTAGCAGTTACCCCCTTATATCGGGGCATCCTGTTCAAATACATATCTAGTCCCATAACAACATCTCCTTACTAATAATTTTGTATTGTTAACAAGTAAGCTCAAAGATTTCATTGCCATATCGAACAACATCTGCATTTGCTTTATCAACCGCTGCGATAACATTGTCCAAATCTTCTATATTAATCCAACCAATATCATAGCCAATATCAGGGATTTCTTCTAAGGTAATGCCCTCAAATTCATCATCCCACTCTGCTCTTTCACTAACATATTCTTCAAAATCTTCATAGCATGCATACACTCCGAAATTAATTTCATCGTCGTCGAGGTTAATAATTACATCTCCCTCGCTCCAGCTCTGCAAGTCTGCCATTCCATTTTCGCTTAACGCAATCAAACCATAATTTCTACTATAACCCTCTGTCTTAAAGGTTTCATTAGGGAACATGTTCTGGACATATTCAAATTCTGCTTCATCACCACGAATACCACCTCCGTTTGTTTCACAAAAACGAACAAGGCGCAACTGCAATTCCTTTATGGTTTCATCGTTGTGATTATAGATATAATCAACAACCTTTTTGGTTTCATCAAGTGCGCTAGCAGTGTAAGCGCTCCAATGATAATATAGCTTTGCTATAGATTCCCCCATTGTTTCAATACTAATAATTAATCTTTGTCCCATTTTTAATCTCCTTTCTTAATCCATAACTCCCCATTTATAAATGATATTGGTTGCCCCAATATCTTCAAGCATTTTACGAATATCATCCTTGTTGGTTTCCCAAGAAATGCTGCCCTGCCAAGGAGAACAAGGATTCATAAAATACTGGTCTCCATTCCACTCAAACTCAAAGCCTGCACAAATTACACAGCTTCCCTTATCACCAACGGCTTCGGACAAGTCATACCACTCATCCATAATTGCACGAATCTCAGGAACAATGTTTTTGTCCCACATACGCAAGTAAATTGGTTCCTTTTTGCGACCATATGGAGTAAACTCAATCTCCATATTGTCATCAATTGGAAATGCACTTAAATTCCAAGAATTACCGAGCTCAAAATACAAACCATACTTCTTAAAAATGTCCTGAAACTTATCATACTTCTTGCCAAAGTTATAGTTCAACTCATGATACAGAGGCCCCTCGAAAGACATACTCAAAATATGGTCGTGATTTGCGTATTCAAAGTAGTCAAACGGATTCATATCCTCTTCAATAATAAGCTTAGGCTCTACATCAGGATTTTTCCAATCATATTCATGTCTAATTCGCTTGTTGTTAAAGTAAATGCTAACACCATCATCAAGCTTGCTTGCTGTGAGAAATCCCATAATTTCATAAGCAAGCTTCTCAATGTCTTGCTTTGTCATCTTTTTCATTTACGAACCTCCTTTGCCCCATTAATGATTTTCATAATCTCCATGAATGGTTCTTCGTAATCTAAACGCTCTTGAAGGTCATCATTAAATTTATCAGAGCCAGCATAAAACTTCTTTTCCAAAGATTTAATCTTTTGAAATTCTTTTTCTGTAATCTGCCTCATTTAATTAGACCTCCTTGTAATGAAGCCCTCTTGCCAGCAACTCATTTCTTGCGTTTTTAACAAGCTTTTCAGGCTTCACATTGTTTTGACTTAATCGAATAAAGTTTTCCATCGAATAACCACAATCCAAAACATCTTGACAAGAGACATTTCCATTACTGTCAATAATTCGCTTACACAGGCCCTCAAAATCAGCCATTTTATCTCTCCTTTCTCAAATCAGCAGCATATCAATCTGCTTGTCTGCCTTTTTCTTTTCTTTAAGTTTATTGCGCTGTCGCCACACTTCATGATCATACTTAACCAAATACCAACAATTCTTTTTAAGGCATTCTTTAGTTTTTACTTGGCGGTACGTGAGAGAAACACATTTCTTTTTGCAATAAGCACAAGGACTTCGTGCAACGGTATTATAAAGCGTAGTGTGCTTCATACAATTCTCCTTTCTTAAAATATCTTTACACACTCATGAATCTTGTAAGCTTGCTTTAACAGTTTCATATTAGGCTGCAGAATCCCTGGAGGAAATTCATGGACGACCTGTGATCGCAGGTCGTACATTTCTTTCTTCCAGGGCTTTATGCAGCGTAATTGAATTTAATTCCCTTGTGTATATCGGCGCTTATACCATTTTTAATGCACTCTGTGTTTGCGTAGACATTACTTTAATAGCCTCATATATTGATCCTTCTGGTCATAATTCTCCAGCTGTGTACGGTTGGTAAACCGTAAGAAGCTGGAGAAGATGACGTATGAAGGATCGGTATTGAACAAAAACACCTTGTGCATTTGCAGTGTCTATCTGTATAAGTTTATTTACTTGCCAAGCTCCTGCATTCTCTTATTAAAATCAAAGTTATTGTCCTCAATAACCTTCTTCATAAGAGCAAACATTCTCCAGCCCTCTCCCTTATACTCATTAAGCTTTGTATTCAGAAGAGCAACTGCACTCATGCCAAATCTAACATCAAACTTGTCTACCTTAATGCCACAATTGTGGAACATTACAAGGTTCTTCAAAGTGTAATAAGCACCCTCACCCTTAAACGCATCAATCCAAACCTTGCTCTTTGCCGTATTATAAGGAAGCTTGACCATATCATTCATAAACCTCTTCAGAGCATTGTATACTTCCTTATAATTTCTTGCATATCCAACATAGCTGATATGAGAATAAAGAGGTCTGTAAATCTTCTTAGCCAAATCGTCAACGAAAATATTAACACCCTTTACCTTCTTATAAGGAACTCCCTTGCAGTTCTTATTAGGCAGTTTGTTAATATAATCCTTGAGCTTATCCATATAATCCATCATTACCTTGGACACGACTTCCTTAGTAAAGAATTTGCTTCTTTCATCAAAGCTCTCCTTATCTCTCACTTCGAGCTTACTCAGAACCCTTACTTCCTCAAGCATCATCTTAAGAGTATAGTTATAATCATACCTAGTATTCAGATATGCCTGATAACCTGCCTCTTTTCCGTAATAAGACTTATAGTTAAGCATATGAAACATTTGTGCCATTACAAAACGTCTGTGCAGCTTAGTGTTTCTAACATAGCCATCAGAAATAATCTGATTTACAACAGGATTGGCATTTCCATTTACAATCACAGGCTCTCCATTCTCATTGATAACCAATGAAATCTTTGCACCAGGCTTCAGGCCATTAGGGAGGTCAACACTAAAAAACTTCCCTGTGTCGATGCCCATACCATTTAACTTTTCCATTCTTTCATTCTTTTTCAACATACAGCACATCTCCTTTTAATTTAATTATTTTCAACCCAGCTTCTTAGAATAACCAAGTCTGGATCATTTTTAGATTGCCAAAACCACTTGCCCATTTTCTCTTCATCCCACACAAAGCTTCCATTAAGAATCATGCACAGAATAAAGCCCTCAAGTGTTGCTTGCGCTAAATCTCTTCTGATAGGATTAAACAAATAAGAATCCTCAATTTTTTCCATGGGTAACGCTTTGAAGTACTTTTTCCTATTGTTCTCACTCCTTTCACTAGGTAAAGAATACTTGTATTCAGAATACAACTCCACAATCATGCGAATGATATCTTCCAAACTCATTACGTCGAGTGCGATCAGCGTCTTCTCGGTGTTGTATTCTCCATTTTTGATAAGATAATCCTTACCAACTTTCATGTTTCGCTTTTCAAAATCAATGTGGAAAGTTTCACCTGCATCAACTCTTTGAATTAATTCTCTATAGATTGTCATTTTGATCTCCTTTCCAAAAATCATAGACGCTCAACAGTTGTGGTATATTTCTTTATATGTGTCATATTGGCAGCGGCTAGAAGCTATGAGCGGAGGCAGCTTCAGGAGATATCCTGAAGTAGCCTAAGCACAGAGCTTATTCTGCGCTGCGAATTGAAAGTAAACTGTCTTGCAATCTTATGGTATACTCCATTTTAGGTTACTCATAACTTTGGTGCATTTCTTTATATGTTTCATATAAGAGGCAAATCCCCAGGACGAGAAGATCATGAGACATCTCCGATAGGAGATGTATCATGATCATCTGTCTGGTGGAGGTGCCTTCTATTGAATTCAGTTATCTCGCAACCCATTGTTGCACTACAATTGTTAGATTACTCATAATATTGGTGCGTTGCTTTATTAGCTTCATATAACCCGATGGTGCCAGATTGGCAGCAATAATGCGTCGAGATAGCGACGCATGACTGCTGCGTATCTGGATTAACATGCGGGTCATTGAATTTTATTACCTTGTAATCTATTAGCCGCACTGCAATTAAATTACTCACAACTCTGATGCATTTCTTTATTGGTTTCATATAAAGGAAGATATAGATGAGAAGCGGAAAGCCGGTCAGAAGTTGGCTATTTAGGCAGTATCTCTCTCTACTGCCTAAATAGACAATCTTATGACCTGCTGATCCTTCTCATATTGTAGCTTCCTTGATTGAAATTAGTTGCCTTGTAATTTGCTGCTGCATTACATTTAAAAACTACTCACAACTACGGTACATTTCTTTAGTTGTTTCATATGTGAAGGTGGAATCCCAGTTAAGACGACGGGAGAATTGTGTGATAACAGTGATTATCCCGTCGTCTGACTGGTGAATCACCTTCTATTGAAGTCAGTTGCCTTGTAATTTTTTGCCGTACTGCAATGTTGGCTATTCACAACATTGGTGTGTTTCTTTATAAGTTTCATATATCCAGCGAATGTAGATGAGGTTTGTGTCCCAATCCGAGAGAGTCACCACAGTGAGTGTCTCGGATTGGTTCCAAAGCTCATCAATTATTCGCTGGAAATTGAATTATGTTGCCTTATAACCAAGATGCCACACTACACATACTGTTTACATACTTCTTACCAGCGTTTCATATACAGCCCTCCTTGTTAGCAGCGCATTCTGCATACATCGAATACTGTAATAATTTTGTATTGTGTTTTCTGTTTTGTTTCTATTTGCAGTTACATTTTTACCAACCCCTCTAAGAATCGTGTAATCCTTTCTGTCATTTACACAACCAAGACCACCAATCTTTTTCTTGCCTGTGGCGCAGGCTCTAATTGCGTCCATGACAAATTCATTCAAAGTGTCAATGTCATTTTGAACATTGATGATTGGCAGCACAGAAGTGGCCCAAGAATAAGTTCCATCTCCCTTATAAAGATAAGACTGCACTTGGTTTACTGCTCGTGTCATAGAAATCTTACGATGCTTAATTGTTCGTGCTTCAATTTCCTTTTGAAAGCTCTTAACACGATTCTTGGAAAGTGTAATCTGGTTACCCTTGATATTAAAGCCAAGGAACTTGACCCACTTGTCTTTATAAACAACTTCAACCTTTTTAGGATTCAAAGTCATTCCCATCGCCTTGAGTTCCATTTGAACTCTTAAATAAGCCGCTCTAAATTCCTTGCCCACAACAAGCAAATCATCTGAATACCTTACATAATAAACATCATATTTGCTTATTGCTTCGTCAATGTGATACAAAACGGCATCGGCAAGAAAGCTTGCCACACTACAGCCCTGCTTCAAAGACTGATAATGCTCAATTACTTCTCCATTAAAATCGAAGCACAAATCTGTATGATAATACTTGCGTACAATATCAATAATCTTCGACTTACCAACTTTGCGCTCCATTCTGTCAAAGATTTCATCAATGTACTTAATAGGAACAGTATCAAAATACTTAGTCAAGTCCATCTTAACTCCAACTTCTGGAGTGTTTACCTTAACCATTTCTTTTGAAACTTCCTGAACAATTTTACCGCATCCAATTCCAGATTGATACGACTTGCAGCTTTTATGCACAAATTCTGGGAACATCTCAAAGAAAAGATTATTCACAATAGACAAGAAAATTCGGTCAACATTTTCATTGACATAAACAATTCTCATATCTCCATTGTCTTTAGGAATCTGTGCCTGATGAGGCGGTGCAATCTCATAGTTATCATTCACAATTGCGTCATACAATGCCAGTCTTACTTCTGGAGAGGTCAGCTTCCTCAACTCACCCTTGTCAATATGCTTGTCTACACCAGTTTCCAGAGCCTGCTCCCATCTGTGCATCTCAAAGAACTTTTGCAACAATACATCGTGCATTTTTTGCACCTCCTTATACGTTTTTATTTTACCAACGATTTCCGTCTTTCTGAATAAGCTTTACGAACTTGTTGAAGCAGTCATTGTACTGCTCGTCATCCATTGCAATGCTGATAAAATCATCTTCACTTGGGCAATCGGGCATTGTATAAATCCAAGACATATAAATGCTCTCATCATTTGCCTCACACATCAAAGTGTGCATCGCTTTAAGCTGAGTAATTCTTGCATCTCTTGTCCAACCTGGAATTGTATCTTTTCTTTCAATTTCTTTATCACAAATCGGACAATATGCAGTTGCTTCTCCATATTCAAAGTTAATATGGTGCCCACAAGACCTACAATAACGACCCATATCCATTTTTTCAATCATCCTTTCTTGCTTAATAATTATGCAAATTTAAATTAAGCAGTTTTGACATTAGCTCACCAAACAGTTGTCGCTGAGTATCCCAATTTATTTCTCCGCTATGACAAGAAGCAGTTAAGATACCCCATGCTTGAGCCGCTTTATTTTCGAGCGATACAGTTTTGTCCTTATAAAGAGCACACTCAAAGTCGAAATAATATGTAAGGATTGGCTTATTATTTTCTTTCATACCAATTATCCTCTCCCTTTTCCCATATCTCTTTTTTCAGATAACATTCGTGATAAACTTCATGAATTGAAGAACATTTTTCAACATGGAGATTTTCCATTCCGTTCTCCAGAAATTTCCCACCAAAGATTTCTCCACAGATAGGACATTCAAATTGTGCGTTAAAGATTTGATTGTCGTACACCAATTTATCATCAGTAATATGCTGTCCGACAAACCACTTTTCGCACTCAGGACATTGAACAGCAATGTGTCTGATTGGAGTAGGATGATATTCAACTCTTACATTCATAATACTCTCCTTTAATTTTTCAGGCTCCAGCTACCAACAATGTTTCCATTGCTATCAATACAAACACCTTGTTTATGACCCTTTCTGATATAATCAGTTATATTTTCCATAATAATATCAATTTCATTTGCCATCACTCTGTTCATAAGGCCAACGTCCTTATTACCAAATTCTACTGGTGGATAAAACGCCGCATTGTCAGTTTCAATTTCAACTTTAAACATCAAGCTATCACCTATACCTTTTCTTTGATTTCTTTGCAGACAAAGAAATCTGTGTTCTTTCCCTAAAATATCTACTCCCTTGTGGGTGTAAATGATATTTAATCTTTGTGCTTTTGTCTATCAAATTTTCTTTGAATGCTTTGTACTTTTCACATTGTCCATGACATCCTACAAAACGGTCTTCGCAATTTTGACATGGTGCTTGGTTTCTACTTGAATGTCCATATCCACTCATTATATCACGCCTTTCCACAATAATTTTGTGTTGTTTTAAAGCATGTAAAGATCAGGCCCATAATCCTCAATATCAATGATGTCATTAACGCACAGTGTAGGATGATCTGTCATGAACATGCCGATTGCTTCAAGGTCACTATGTGCCATAAGTTCTTCAAAATCTTCCCCGCCTGCTTCGTCATTATAGAGAATCACATAGTAATTCTCCACATCTTCACTATACTCTTTCTTTCCGTAATAGCCGTCATAGTTGAAGCCATTGTAGTGACCAAGGCCCTCGAAATCGAAAAAAGTTCTCTTTGCCTCAATGTACTCAAACTTATCAGTGCTCTTTGTCTTTTTAATCAGAGCACATGTCTTGGTAATGCAGTTTTCCATTTCCTTAATGTTTACATACTCTTCCAACGTATGAGCCTTATAATAACCACAGGAAAGATTAACCGCTGCACATTTTAGCTTCGGAGCAAGAATGGAAATATCAGAAAAACTTCCAAATGCAGTTTTCCACTCTCCAGTTTCTGTTATAAACTCTTCAAATTCAGGATTGTCACAGCTATAAAAAACTGCATCCTTATGACCACGGCGGTCAAGTTCAATCATGTAATTAAACTCAAGCCCACTAGAAACTGGATGTCTAATGAATTTTCCTGCACCAATGCCTCCGATTTCCTCATCCTCACAGAAAAGAACAGAGCAATGACACTTACGAATAATGTTTAGAATTGCATAAATTCCACATCTATCGTCTCCACCAATTCCCTGCGGAGAAGAAATCTTTCCGTCTTGATAAATAAACTGTCTCGGAGTTTCCTTATGAACAGTATCCATATGTGCAACAAGACAAATCGGAGTGGTTCCTTTTGCAAAAATGAAACCGTCATCAACTGTGATGTTGTTATAATAAGTAGCAAGCTGTGTTTTTAAAGTGCTTTTGAGTTCTTTTTGAGACATTTTACACAATTTTTCAAAACTAATCATACTTTTTCCACCTCTTCCACTTCTTCTTTATGCTCTTCAAAGCATTCTTCACAATAAACAAAAACTTCGCCCGTTTCCTTATCTGTACATTCCTTTATGTCTTCAATGCGGAAATATTCACCACAGTCTTCACAACGAGCATAGTCGTCAAGGCAATCGTCACAAACGAATTTATCTTCACTGCAAACCCATGTAGTGTGATGATAATACTTTTCACAGCAGTCACAATAAGAGTAGCAATCATCCGCACACCCAGAACAAACATATATATCTCTATCTTCAATATATACTGTATCTTCGTTTGCATAATACTCCTGACAACTCTCACACCACGTGCAGCAATAAGAACAATAAGGGTCATCATCAACCCAATGAACATCGTCTTCGTCTAAGCCACAATCACAACATGTACAACTATATTCTTTATAACAACAAGAAATATTGTTTGCATAGCTATGATAAGAACCGCACTCAATACAAATCGGCTCGGCACCAAGAATCATAGGTCTCAGACTATCGTTCTCTTTGCCCTTTACAATAGACATAGAGCACAAATCACCTTGACAATTCCAATCATCATAACATGTAGCTCCATATCCACGTACCACATTGGTTACACGTCTCTTAATCCATAGATTAGGGACTTCAAGGCAGTCAGCAACAACTTTCTGTACGATATTTCTAATGTCTGTATAAACATCATTTGCACCGCAGTCATTGCTTTGCGGATAAAGACGAGACTGCATAAGCTGGAAATCATTATATCCAAAAACCTGTCGCTGAATTTTATGCTCACGCTCAATTTGGTCTCCATCATACTCTGCGTCTACTGTGTAGAAAATCAAGGAGTGTGCGTCAAGCATGTAGCTAATAGTTCCAGACGAGTAACAACCAGCGTCGCTAGATTCGCTACCAATATAATGACAGCTACTCCACGAATTTCCATTAGACATCAGCAGATAATCTACAGGGTTAAGGCTAATGCATGTGTGTCGAGTTACCTTGATAGGAGAAAGTGCATCACAAAACTGTGCATATGCCGCATTAAAGCCTTCAAGCTTATCCCACTCATAAGCCTTACAGATTTTGCCTACAACCTTTGTGGTCTTCATCCCAGGACGGAAGCGGAAGTTTTCATTGAGGCGATTAAGACTTTCTACGTAGTAATCTTCAGGCAAATAGCTATACATAGCTGTACAGTAATATAGCTCAAAAAACAGAGAATGCCTTGCATCTCCGTCGTCGTTAAGCAAAATGATATAGTCCATATTTGTGTTCTTTCTTAGCCAACAAACAAAATTCCTTGCAGACAAGATGTCAAGTTCTCTTGAGAAGTCTTCATTAAACTGGATCATAAACTTTTCGCTATTCCAGTTAGGGTGCTTACTCAACAGGCTAAGAAGCATCTGCTTTCTTTCTGCCCATTTGTCAAAGATATCATCAATTGCATCATCGTCGTAGGCATAATCTCGATTTTCAAGCTCTGTTTTAAATTCATTTTTGATTTTTTCCAAGAAGTCTTCATTTACTTCATACATAAATTATACTTCCTTTCTGCGACATACGCAATAATTTTGTATTGTTAGTGTTACATCATATATTCCGCCTTCATAGCTTCATACATCTGCTTTGCCATATCAAGCTCATCAGACAGCTTTGCCATCTTTTCCTGCAGCTTGCTCATAGCTTCAGCATGGGCTTCCTTGGCTTTACGCTCAGCCTCGGCAGTTCTGTACTTCATTGCATCCTCGTAGATGTTATTATAAGCATTGGAAATATCCAGAATGCGAGTAGGCATATCCTTTACGAAACACCACTGCTTTTTATTGGCAGTCTTGGTCTTGCCACGACAAGCCAAAGAGATGCAATCAATACCAACACCCTCTGCCAGCGCAGCATCAGTACAAGACGCATAAGGCTTTCCATCAGTAATGCAGAAAACAGGCTTTGCGTTCTTGGTGCGGACGGGCTTGGTGTCCAGGGTGACCTCGGTAGTAGTGTGAATAGTGTTCATAATGATTTCCTTTCTTGCATTTAAGCATTCGTTTTTATTTTTTTTATTTTATTTCGGCTTAGCCGTAAATAACATCGTCAAACAGAGCCAGTTGAATAATTACATCAGCAACATCTGCGTCAACCAGACAAGTGTCAATCTTTCCATCTGCATACCATCCGTAGTCAGCATAAAATCCTTGTTCAATTGCCATTCTGACTCCCTTGACAAACTTCTCAAGAGTCAGTTCATAAACTTCATCCTCTTCTGCATCATGCAAAAGCAGCGTTCCATTTCTTGCAATCTGCTC